CGGCGGCGTCAGGCCGACTTCTTCGACCATCTTGCTCACCATCGCGGCAAACCCTTTGATGCTGTCCTTCGCCGGGCGGACCATGCCTTGCGCGCGCCGTTCCTGATCGTACGGCTGCAACTCTTCGCCGAGCACTTTGATAATCGGGACATCGGGGCCGGGCCAGTCGGTGCGATCGAGCACTTGCGCGCCATCGAGTTGCGCCCACTTCACGGCTTTCTCGATCACTTCGCGCCGGTCCTCCGCGTCGAGTCCTGATGGCAGTTCATCGCTCCAATACACGCCCTGCGCGGTCAGCACCAGTTCGCGCGTGGTGCGCGTCGTGTACCAATAATCGACCACGCGACAGATCCGCGTGTCACCAACCGTCGTGAACCAACCGGGCGCTTCATCACCGAGCGCGCGGAATTCATCCTTCGACGCATTGGTGACGCGATTGCCCTTCGTCTCCCCGTAGCGCGCTTTGTATTCGTTCCACGGCAGATCGTTCCCGACAAACGCCCACTCCGCATCGGCGCCGTCGGGCGATTCATGACTCGGATCAAGACTGACACTCGCCTGGTTGTAGAACCGAATGATCTTGATGTCCTGATCCCACGTCTTACCGGGGAGATACGCGGTCATCACGCCCCAGAACCCGCGCCCCGCTTGCACCGCACGCGCGGCGGCCCAGATGCGCGCATCCGCCGCTTCACTCTCGCGCTGAATCCGTCTCACGAGCCCTTCGCGCAGCTCGATCTCGCGATCATCCGGGCCTTCGCCGCCATCGGGGAAGTCATCGACCGGCACAATCTCGACGCCCAGTTCGGCCGCGCGGAGATCGTTCACGACTTGTTTGACGGGCTCTTGCAACAACGGAATGGACAGCGATTGGCGGGCGGGAATGGGCGGCATCCCGGCCTCGCTGGGCTGCGCACCGCGGGCTTTCAGTTCTTCGGCGGTCCAGACGTTGCCGGCGTAGGTTTGTAAATCCTCCAATTCGCGGCTGCGCTGGCCCTGATCCGCTTGAAGGGCCTGGTCGAAGCGGTCGCGGGCAAGTTGCAGGAAGTCGTCGTCACTACGAGGCACGCATCATTACCTTGTAATGAAATAGGCAGACGGGATCACAGCCATCGCCTCCTGATACACCGCCGCGCCTTCTCTGATGATCCACGTCGGTGTGATCAACGTGTTTCGACCGCCGTACCGTTCCAGTGCCGGCAGAACAATGGTTTTCTCGCCCGGCACCCACAACAGTTTGTCGACATCGAAGGTACAGACGGCCGCCGCAGCACTGATGGTGCCGAAGCCGAGGCGCCGGAGAAACGCGCGGCGGTCAATCATCGCGTCGGCCGCGCGTCAATCCATCGACCGTAGCGATGTTCGCCTATCAATGCCTGCCTTGCGTCGTGGTCCGGCGCGAGCGGAAAGTCGCGAACACGTCGCGTTCGCATCTGCCACGCGGCTGTCTGCATGGCGTCCCTCCAAGTGGAGAAGAGCCACGTCTTCGTCGCGAACTCATCAAGGGGCACGATATAGAAGGACAGCGTGACCGCCCACTGTCCATTGGCACATCGATACACCCGAATGGGCTTCACCATCTCCTCATCGCGTCGGCCGGGCAATGGCGGCCCGTGCCCGCCGCAACACCTGTACATCGGCCGCGCTCAGCGCGTCGGTATCCAGCGCCGTGGCCCGTGTCACCTCGCCGGTGATGCTCACGTTCAACGAGGCTCCGCACGAGGCGCAGATCGCAATCGTGGCGACGTGCGCCGCGGGTTCGGCCACATGGCCACAAACGGGGCAGGTCACATCAGCCATCAGCGTCCCGTCCGGCCGTAGCGGTTCGGCGTGACAGGCTGCGGTTTGGCCTTCATGGGCGTCGATTTGCGCGCTTGGCTGAGCGCGATGGCGACGATTTGTTTGTTCGATCGAGGCCGCGAGCCGTGCGCGTGCAGTTCTCGAATGTTCGCGCTGATGGTCTGGGGCGAGCGGCCCCGCTTCAAGGGCATGGTGTCACCGTCTCACGGCGCATCATCCGGCCGAGTCTAGCACGTCAGTGCGTGCGCCAGCCGGCCCGCGCGGCCACGACGGCGGACTTCGCCCGCACAATCGCCGCCAGCTCGCTCGGGGTCAGCTTCGCCGTGTCCGCCGACTGCGCGAACCGGACGACGCCCTTCGCACTGACCGCCAACACCGCATGACAGTGCCCACAGACCGCAATCGTTGCCAGTCGGAGCTGGGGTTCACGCGTCTGGTGACAGGCCGGGCACCGGAACGCGAGATCGGTCAATGGATCGGCCCGCGGGCGTCGGGCGGCTCGACGCACGTCGCCACCACGTGCAGAGAGTCGTCATGCTCCGCGAACGCGACGGTCACGCCGAGGTCGCGCAACACCTGCCGGAGCGCCTGATGTTTCGTGGCGAGGACGTCCACCCGGCGACGCCACGCGCGATACTGCCAGAGACACCACGCCCCGCAGACCACGTTGAAGCCCGTCGCGATCCACATCACGAGTTCGCTGATCCAGACGGCCATTCAGGATTTCCGATCGAGGCGCTCTTTCCGCAGCCGGTTGAGTTGCGCGACGTCCGCCGCGCGCGCCCCCGATTCGCTGGTGAAGCGGTGCCCGGTTCCCTTCCGCTGGACCGCCTTGCCGCCGGCCGCGGCAATGGCCTTCTTCACCGCCGGGTCCATCTTGGGCGAGCCGAGGCCCCGCTTCGCCATCACGCAAACGGGGACGGACTCACGGGTGCCCATTGCGTCGCCCGCCGCTGCTGTCGCGGCACCTCATATCGCACCGCAAACGTCCGAAACCCGTCCGCGGCATGACTCGAACTGTCGTGAACCGGCGTGGCGGTGAATTCGTTCATGCGCGCATTGAATTGCCGCTTGTAGTGCCGCAACGCATTGAGGCCGTGTTTGCACTTCTCCTCGTCAAACCAGCACCGGGCGAGCAACAGCTTCACGGCGTGAATCCCATCCGCCACGCTGATCTTATTCGCGACGTGAAAGTCAATGCCGAGATTTTTGGCCGCCTGACGTCGGCTCAACCCTGAGGCAATCTCCCGCGTCTCGATGTCATGCGGCGCCGTGTGCTTGCCGTAGACGTACCGCTTCTCGTTCAAGACGTGCGCGCACGCCGGGAGCCCGCCGCCGATGTCTTCGTGGTAATCGATGACATGCACTTCCCCGGAGCGCAACGATTGCGTGAACCAAATGGCCATCGCATCGATGCCTAAATCCCAATCCGTATCGACCGGCAAGGATGGATCGTAGGGCACTCGGGTAATTCGCCCTTCGCTGCGCGCCGCCTGCATCTCAATCCCGTACCACGCCCCTTTGATGGCCGCTTCGGGTGAGAGATACCATTCCTGGTCGTACTCGGCCTGCGTCATCAGCCCTTGCAGGACGAGCTTGCGATCGGCTTCGAGCGCCTGCCGCAGCGCGTCAATCGTCGCGCCGTCTTCACTGGCCAGCGAGCCGTCGATGTCCTGCCAGAGCGCGCACCAGCTCAGATCGTGTTTCGCCGCCTCATACATCGTGTAGAGCTGATCCGGCCCTTTGATCGTGCCCGCGAAGATGGCATACCCGAGATGGTCAGCCAGCGCCTTGCTGAGCACTTCGCCAAAGACGTTCGGGGGATGCTGGGAATACTCATCCATCGACAAGCCGGACAGGCCGGGACCGCGAAGGGAATCGGGATTGTCCGCGCCGATGAGTTGAATGCGGTTGCCGTTGGGATACTTCACCAGGAGTTCGGATTCGTTGAACTTCACGCCCGGCACGACGGACGCGAAGTGTTTCAGCATCTCCCACGCGACCAGCTTGGCTTGCTTATAGCTGGGCATGACGTGCCAGTAAATGCGATGGCGCATCAAGGCCGTGAGGTCGGCGTCAGGACTCGTCGGGAGCAGCGCGCGTAGGCGGCGCCGCTCCCAGTCATCATCGAGCGCGGCGCGTTGGTGGTGATTGAGGATGCAGGTCGTTTTGCCGGCACGGCGATGCAGGACCAGGACGGCCCAGCGGCAGAGGCTATCGTGCAGCTTCTGCGCCCACTGCCGCGGACAGTAGTCAATCACTATTTCTCGCTCGGGCTTTTCCATCGAAACGTCATGTCGCCCGTGTGATCCACGCTGACCGACTCCACCGGCTTGCCCAGCGTGCGATCGAGCACGTCCCGGCTGGCCGCGTAGGCGACACTCGGAAACTCAT